AAAGTCAGTTGAAACAGGAGCATTAACACCGGGAATTCCAAACTGAAAATTAGATTTACCATAGCGTGTAGTAATTCCAACAGGTCGAAACCTAGCTTCAGCAGCCGCTAATCTAGCTGCTTCAAGTTGAGCATTGGCAGATGTATTTGCCGCTGACTCAGTAGCAGAAGCCTGATCTTGCGCCCCTAAAAAACTTAATGCACCACCGATAATTGCAGCAAAAGGCATATTATTCCCCTTTAATCAAAACATCATCTACCTTAGACGGGTCTTTCTCGTCAGTGGCATGAATACAAAACCAAACACAATCAGTAATGGCTTTAACACCATGAATCAATCCAGCTTTAATCTCAAAACAAGCAGGGCCAGTCACAATATCAATTTCTTCACCACGCAACACAGCAACCTTGCCTTCAGCCAAAATAGATAAATGACTGAAGTTATGGGTATGTTTTAAGATAGCAGTACCCGCAGGAAACTTGGCTTCCTTTGCATACAGTCCATCACTGAAGTGGTGTGTAATCATTTTGCTTCTAATGCTTCAATACGAGCAAATGCTTCTTGTAAAGCGGCAGTTAACACAGGGATTACATAGGACAAATCTACTTGTTGTGCCTTGATAGAGCCATCACCATTTAAAGCATCTTTTTCGCCATTCACAGCTTGCGGTACAACTTCAGCCAACTCATGCGCTAAAAAGCCTTGACTGTGAATCTCAGGCGCTCTAACCCAGTTGTATGAACAAGGCTTAAGCGCTTTTACTTTAGCCGTTGAATCAGTTAAAGGCATTACATTGGTTTTTAAACGATAGTCAGACGTAGTGTTGTATGAAACCGATGTTCCTGTTGTCGTAATATTGGCAATAGACGTATTACTAATAGTAAAAACAACCATATTTCTTGAGCTACTTCCAGTTGTATTGTCATTACAAACTAAGCAACTTGAATCAACGTAAGCCAGTCTATCGGCAACAATTGCTGGATGACCAGTTCCCGTACCTAAAGAAGTAACGTAAGTTCTCCAATATACAGATGGACTAGATGCACCGAGACGCAACAAACTACTAGAATCAAAAGTATAAGTACCAGAAGCAAAAGTACCTGCCGTCACAGAAGATGCAGGCACTGGAAATGCAGAATCATATTTGGTCGAAACAGCAGTTGCAATATTGTTAAATTCAGTATCAATCTCTGTACCTTTAACAATTTTGTTAGCATCTCCACTTGTTAATGCATCTTTTGCTGCAAAATTGACTGTTTTTGTGTAATTTGACATGGTTATTCCTTAAGTAAGTTTTCCTGTTTTGGCTTGAATTTCAATCTTTTGAAATGAAATTGGTGACCCATTGATGTTGATTTCAAATCCAGTTTGCACAATTTTACCCCCTCCACTTCCATACGCAGTTAATTCTTTTAAGACAATACCTGACGCATATTCGGCAATATTGTATTGCGCTACATTGTATTCAGATACTGCTTGTGTAGGTATGGAAACTGTTTGAGATTGATAATTTGATGAAAAATCATATCCCCAAAATATGGATATCGCTTGATTACTGCCACCAACTACAACAATTTTTACTTTCTTCAAAAGTGATGTTTGACCATCATTCCCTAAATCAGCATTATTTGTGTAATATTTCATACGATACGAAGAAGTGTCATCTTGGTAACCAGTGTATTTTGTTACATAACCAGTTTTACCAATAAGCAAATCTCCATTTCTACGAGCACAAAAACTTTGTGGAGAAATACTATCCCATATAGTTACACGATATGAACCATCTTCTAATGTTGCTTTTGTATCAAAACAATAAACTTTGTTAGATGTTGGGCAACTTAACAAGTAAAACCCATTTTGCTCAGAATAAACTGATTTCAATTGAGAAGCCGATTCGCTTGCAATTACAGTCAAAAAATCATTTCTGATGTTTTTAGATAAGTCTCCAATTGGCGCAGACTTTTCTTGAATTGTTCGCAAAACAGAACGCAAACCACTGTTGCTCAAAAAAACAACATCTTTACCAGTATTTTGAATTGAATCTCGTGCAATGCAACCTATGTTTGAAATGGTATCTGTCAATGTCATATTGGATGGAGTTGTGGCATTTGCATAAACTAAGATTTGTTGTCTACCAAAAATAAACAAAAATCCATTGTGAGCTGCCAATCCCGTTATTTCATCAGCACCATTAGACCAAACACGAGATACATCCAATGAACCAGCAGTTCCAGTTGACCAAACATGACCTGCCAACAAATCACTAAAGTAAACTGTTGTGTTATTGGAAGTTGTATTGGCTGCCCAAATACGACCATAAGCAGAGATAGCTACGTTTGCACTAGGAACAGTAGCAACATAACCTGATTTTTCAGATACTCTACGATATGTTGTTGTAGAAACCGCAGGGTCATAAATAATTGGCGTATTATTTGCTTGGAAAAAATATGCAATACCATTAAGACTAACAGCTTGCCAATTACCAGCATTAAATGTTGGCGCAGTACCACCACCACCATAGGTTAATTCAGTAATAGAACCTAAACCAATAACACCTGAAGTATATTCAGCAATAGGTGAAGCATTAGAGCCATATTGGGCAATGTTGTATTCGGCTACAACACCAGATGTAGCCAATCCCAACTTAAACAATTTGCCATTACCAAAAAACAATACTGTAATTGCACCACTAGTTTCAATCAATTCATGGATAACTGTTATTTGATTTGAACCCAATGTTCCAGTAGACGTGTTTATCTTTTGATAACCTTGTCTTGCACCTATGCGACCAAACTTATCAATGACACAATTCTGTGCAATTGCAGCATACCCATGAGATATTTCTAACGATGGGTCTTGTGTATTCAGTCCTAAAAAACCGGGAGCTGAAATACTGCTTACTGTTAGTGCTTTAGACATTACACCGCCACAAAAGAATCGTTTTCAGGTGATCTAGCAAGCTCTAAAGAAATCAAATCTGCTAATGAAGACTTAAATAATGCATAAGCCTCAGAACTACTTAAACCGCCATCTTCTCCACGTTCGACCAATGCCCTAGCATATGCCCCCAAAACTATTGGCTCTTTTGCCAACAGGGTTGTATCTGCATCTGCTACAAAATCATTTTCAGGAACTATCAAGCTGAATCGAATGTTGTAAACACCATCAGGAACAGGCCAAAACTTAACCTTCAAATCGCCATTGGTATTTACACCCTGTACTGTGTAGTACATGGGAAGATTTTGAATAGGTATAGGAACTGTGTAATAGAAAATATCATGTTGCTCATGCGACAAAGGAGTCAACTGATAGTAACGAGTAGTGTTAATAACATCCATCGTTTTAAAACGTGTACCAGCACTTGTTAAAGAATAATTACCAACTTGACCACTAACAGTGGTAATAGTCACCGCTTGATTGAAAGCATCCCAATCATAAGCATCAGCTACTTGACGCTTGGTATCATTTACAAATTTACCAATTAATGCTGAATATGAATTTTGTGCAACAGTAGTAACTGTTGGCTCACGCAATCGAATGAGTACATCATTTACAAATTCTAAATAAGTCATAATGTGCTCAATCCTTCAAGTTCAATTGTTACTATTAATGTAAATGTAGACCCAGATTCACTTGTAGCTTTTAAAATATCACCTTCTTGTAACACCATATAAGATTGCCCAAAATCAAAATTTGTGGTTAAAGTTGTTACTTGTTGTTGATAACTAATAGAATAAGTAGTTGAATTAGACAATTTAGTCCAATCCAAAGAAATATATTTGTTACTGCCAGTTTTATTAACGGCTCTTATTGATACAATTTTAGCAAAATAACCAGTCGGGCAAGTGAATACCGATGTGAGCGTATTTGCTGTTAAATTAGCACCGACTGTTATTGCTTTCATTTCGCTTTTGCCTTGTTCCTTGCGGATATAGCTTTAGCTTTTGCCTTTGCATCGGCTTTTGAGGATGCACCCCATGCCTTTAGCGAAAGAAGCAGTCTTGTTGGTTCACCATCCTTGTACTCTGGGCCATCATTATTACCCATACGAGCCAAGAAACTTGCTCTGCGAGGGTTATCCCCCGACTTTACTGGTGGCTTCAGATTACCACCAGTTTCTGCATTATAAGATGATCTTCCCTTGGCATTCAAGCCGCCTTTTGGATTTTGACCAGCTTTTGTTTGCCAAGTAGGAGATTTCATTAGTATCCCATCATTGTTTTCTTTTTAGGCTTCTTTGCTGTCTTTGCCGCTTGTTTGAAGTCAGCAGCAGTAGGTGCAGCTTTAGAGCCAACCTTATTCATCTTTTCGCCAGAACCCGCTTTAATACGAGCCTGTTTTGCATTGATGTTGGCATAGAGTCCGTTTTTCATTTCATCTTCTTTTTCATTGCTTTAGACATACCAGCTTCTGATAAAGCAATAGCAATCGCTTGTTTACGAGACTTAACGACCTTACCAGTCTTAGACCCAGTATGAAGTTCACCAGCCTTGAATTCGTGCATTACCTTGCCAACTTTAGCCATTTTCTTTGTAGCCATCATTTACCCCTTGAAGATTTCTTCATCATGTTAGTTGTTGTACGCTGACCCCGCATAGGCATCGCTTTTGGCTTGCCAACTGCCACCATAATTGCAATGGGAATGCCCTTTTTAGGGGCTTGAGGCATAGGTTTATTTGGTTTGTTTGCCATGATGACTCCTTAAATAAGTTCGGTGACAGAAACTGTTGAAATAGTAATCGTTGCATCTTTAATGAATGCAATCTTTTGACCGGGACTAACTCTCACAATTTCTACACAATTTGGTGGAATCATGGCTGATGTTGTAAGATTTGCAGTTGGACTAGCACCAATTGCATAATGACAATGACCTTGAGCGCAAGAAATGCGAATCATTGTAGTGTTAGCACCAAAAGCGCTCATCTGAACGCTACTGGTTGTAACTGTTGCAACTTGAGTTGTTCCCAATGATGGGACACCAAAAGCTACTTGATTGGGGTCTAACTGAAACGTACTCATGGTTTACCCTTACTTTAAAGTTAATTGATACAAAGTGTTTTGGTACAAAGCAACGATTTCATCAATCTTGTTATGCAATGCTGACTCTGTGCGAGGAACAATCTGTTGGCGATGGGCTTCAATCCATTCCATTTGCTGACGCAATACCTGTGAAATTGTGCCTTTGTATTTGTTATTTACATAAGGAATTTCCAAACGAATATCAAACTTTCCTTGATATTGTTGTGCAAAATCATCTGCCAAAGGAACAATGGCTTCATAAAACTCATTTAAAGTGTTATGTTCAGCAAAAGATGATGTTTTTAGGTGAATCCTGTGGGCAATCTCTCTTGCCAAAAATAGCATCCCAACAAACTCTGCGGCAGTATTTTCCATAGTTAATCCTTAGTAATTGGG